GCAAAAACACCTTGGCCATGATCATCTTCCGATGCGAATACCAGTAGAACCGAGACCCTAGGCACCGCGCCAGAAATCCGGCAAATAGGGGCTGACATTCCTGCCCCACCAGGTTCCCTGAGCCGCCGACATATTGGCAGCGCCAGGTTGGGCATACACCGACAACTTCGCCTGCGACTCCATCAGCTTCGCATAGGCAGGCTGGATATGACGAACCTCAAAATCAATTCGCTCACGCTCCGAACTCAACTTGCGCGACTGCTCGAGCAGCTGGTTATAACGAACCGAATTCACCGACACCTGAGACCGAAGATACTCAACCTGCTGACGCATCTGCTCCGCACTGGCAACCGACGTCAACGTCTCCTGCTGAACCTTCGGCACCTGAGCACGCAACAAACTAGTCTCCGCATCTATACGAGCACCCTGCTTACGAAGATTCTCGTTAGAAATCTTCGCCGTCTGCAGCTCCTGAGCCACACGCGCTGCGACATTCCCCGAATTCAAAGCAGGAGCGACCGCATTCTCGACACGAGCCAACATACCGCTACCCGCAGCGCCGCTCGGCGCAGCTCGAGCAGTAGCACCACCACCTGGTGTAGAAGCACCTCCCTGCTGATAAGCCAACATAGGATTGAGACCAGCGGACTTCATATCCGACACCGCACGCTGATACGCCGTGCCGCTCATCCGCTCCTGAAACGCCATCTGATCACGAATCGACTGCTGGGAAAAACCAAACGCCTTGTCGGCCTCCGCCGACTGAAACTCCCGCTGAATACGAGCCTGATCCGCATTGAAAGCACTCATCTCGCGAGCCATACCCACATTCGTCTCATTAGCAGCCAACTGCGCCTCATAAACGCCGGCCGCCGACGCCGCACCAGTAAGTAAAGGCTGATACGGCTCCACCGTTTTCATAACACTACCGAGCACATCTCCCACAGGACCAAAAATATCACCGATGCCACTGACAACATTCCCAATGACACCACCGACGCTACCCAGCAAACCATCGAGCAGACCCATGATCAAAAATGATCGATGAGACCGGGCACCGAATACATCGGCAAAGGCCTGGCAGCCCGAATATTGAAGAACGAATCAAACAGCAACTGCTGTCCATCCGCACTCGCACCCACAGCAAGAATCCGCTCCAACGGTGGGGTCTCCTTGATGAAATCCGAATTCAACGTCGGCAACGCAGTGAAATTCTGCGCCAAATGCCAGGGATCAATCGTCCCTGCAGCTGTAGAACGAAACAGCCCAGTAATCATCGCCGGGTTAAACCGATACTCCGCCCAACGCTCCTGATAGCCGAACACCAGGTCATCATTGGCATCGCCACGACAGTAAATCTCCTTGTTCAAAATCGTCTGCTCACCGAGCATCGCGAACGCCGGAAAGTAATAGTCATAGCGGGTCTCACGACTCCACATACGCCGCAAACCTTGTTGATAGGTCAGATCGGCGCGCACGCACACGAGACCAATGATCATCCCGTGTTCCGTGAACGACTGCGTAAAACCGTGACCGCCCGCAAGCGCGGTCCCCATGGCCGCAAGCGTCCCAGCCGGCGTTGTCGTACCAGACGCACCAGTGCCGGACGTTTGAGCAATTGGGTTGATAGTGACAGCACTTGAGCCACCGCCGAGATACTCAGGCCTCTGGAGCCGTGCATCCGGGGAGACAACCCCGAAATGCGCACGGACAATTTCCGTGTACCGAGTTCCGCCACGTGCATCCCTTTCTAAAAGCTTCTGAACCTGAAACGACTGGCGCAACTGATTGATCGTCGCCGCAGTCGCCTCTGCGAGATCAGCATAGATACCCGGATGATCCGTACCCGCGCCGAGCTCGTTATTGATGTCTCGGCGGATATAAAACGTATTGTCCGCAGTGCCACCATCCAGAGCCGTCGACTCATTCGCACCATACGTCACCGTACCAGCATCACCCGACTGATAGACATTCACCGAACCAGTCGGATACGTGGTATTCAGCTTGCCGATACCACGCACAGGGGCCACCGTCCCGAGAGGCAGAGGAACCGAATCGCCCTTCTGCGGCCAGGGCAGGGCCGAAGTGAAATAGTCATGCCGCTTGCCACGCTTGAGCAGCACATAGTCCGAGTACGTATCCGGACCATCATCACGATCCACAACGACCGAATCCTGGAGGTTCTCGTCACGAAACCACTCATTCCAGATGAGGTTATACGCACGAAGAAACATCGTCGAATGCGAAACGGTATTTCCACCACCGACCTGGCCCACAGTCGGCAGACCCATGTAATCCTGCAGGGAACCAATCGCATACCCACTCGCCGGCGAAACCATCTGCGGAATTACGTAGTCAATCGAATCACCCGGATCGGTTTGCTCGCCCATGAACTTCTGCCAGTTATCCCAGACGAGCCGATTCGGAACGAAGAAGAAAAAAGAGTCCAAATGCATGTTGTCCATCACCGGGAAAATCGGCGTTGCCAACCGCGCAAACGCCGTCATCTGCAACCGAAACGAATCACCCGGCAAGACCTCATCCACATACACCGGGACCAAATACCCGGCATCGAAAGTCGTCTTGTGCGTTGTCTGAATCTGAAACGACGAACGCGGAATATCCGCCTTCGGCACCATCGCGAACTGATGCACATCCACAGACTTATTTCGGAACACGGTTCTCTCCCTTAACAAGAACGGTCACGGCTTTCGCCAAAAGACGCGGGCAATCATGCTGCGCCATAAGACCCGTAACATCATCGAACTCGCCAATCTCGTGCAACGCATAGTCATCCACGTGCCGAGCAATCTCACTATCGGCCCGATTCACCTCGTCCACGAACGACCGCATAGCGATACCAAGCGAGGGAACGAAAATCGGCCGAGCGAACGCGCCCAACGCGCCGTCATACACAGCAACGATATGAAGAACCATCCTAACCTCCGTTAAGTAATAGACCGCTTTAAACGCCCAGCTTTCGCCGTGGCGACCTTCTCACGAACACGCAAACGCTCGTCCGTTTGATCAGACGAACGCTCACGCGCCTCGAGCTCACGCTCAAATTGCATAGCCTCATACCCGACCGGGTCCATCAACTCAAACCGCTTGTCGTAATACCGAGGCGGCTTACATTCACGACCTCGCACCACAACCTTACCGTGCGGGTACACATCACCACGAAAACGCGAGATCCAGCTGGCCCCGACGCCAGGCTTTAACGACATGTGATTGAACTCTGGGCATCGAGCAAAAATCTCCCCAGTAGACGTATCTACCACCGCGTAATGACCGGCCGCGGCTTGCCCAGTTACCTTCTTCATGCAGTACCGAGCGACATACGCCGCACTCTCGAAAGTCACATCGCCGATACTTGAAAATCCAAATGGCCATAGGTCCTCGAGAATCTGTGATCGAAAAATACGCGCTCCACCGGGCGACTTAGACCAGTAGACCTTGTCAGGAAAATCAAGACCGAAAAGACACGAATGAAAATGCGGCCGCGCAAACTGCTCGCCATACTCTCCGCACATATAGAACCTCACGCGCGCAGACGAAAAGCGCCTACGCACGCGTTTTAAGAATTTCTGGAAATGCGAGTAATCCAAAGAGCCGTTGCGGGGCACATGATCATCGTCATACGTAAGAGTCACAAAACAATTCGCGTCATGCTCTGACGCCTCATGCATACAACGAATCGCCCACTGCCGGGAGCGCTCCAACCGACACCCGATACACTGTCCACAGGGCAAAAAAAGAGCGCGGACACAATCGCCGCGCTCCACGAAAACAACGGCCCCGTCCGCCTTTTGCCAGGCGGATAGGGGCCGGTAACAGGCCACCTCGAGGCCTAGAACCGAATACCGCCGCGCATCACCTGCGACATATTGGCTCCCTTGGTCCGCTTACTCTGGCGCCGGAACTTCCGGGCCGAACGATGCTTGTTGACGCCACTTCTCCGTAATGGACGCATAGCCTAACCTCCGATCCGTAAAAGCGCTTGTAAAGAAGGACTTGCGGGGCCAACGGTATCACACCTAGCCGACGCCTGCTCGGCGCGGCAGACATGGGGCTCCGCCCCATACCCCGGTGCCACACCATAGGCGTGTCACCTAGCACAGTTACATCAAGTTAGATCACTGTGCCGGGGGGGTACCCCCCGAATCCCCTCCAGACGGCTTTACAGCCGCTCCAGACGACGCGAGCTCGGCCGCCTTCGGCATCACCAAGCCGAGCTTGATCGCCTCTTCACGGTTGCCCTCATCGCTGCAGAACGCCACGAACAACGCCGGGTCATGATCGAACCGCTTACGCACCGCAGCTGGCATCGCATCGAACGCCTCATTCGCTTGCGCAATCGCATCCATGGCGCCCTTGAAATCGAGGAGACCCGAATAGTCCGCGTAGGTAGGCATGCGGACACCGACCGGCAACTCGCCGGTCACGCGAAACCGCTTCACGATCGTATTGATATCGCACTCTTCCTTGAACGATTGCTTGGCACGACTCACATCCTGGCACGCCAGACCAGAGAGGCGCGACGCCTCATGCATGTCGTAATTGAACTGCGTACGCAAAAACACCTT